CAAGCCGGTGGATTAACTGGTTGTGCATGGGACGAAGGTGATGAATTTGTCGGGTGATCCAATCAAAGAAAAAATAATGACTAGAAAAAGATTCTCTGCAGCAGTAGAGAATCTAGTCGCAAAAGGTAATACAACTTATATTGATGCAGCAGCTTATGTTGTTGAACAAAGAGGATTAGATTATAAGAATTTAAAGAAGCTTTTAACTGATTCTCTTAAGCAAAAGATCGAAGCAGAAGCATCAAGTTTAAATCTTATTCGTACTAAGAAAGGTAATAAACTGCCTGTATGAATGATCCTTTTGAGTCCTATAAATTATATAATGCTTTAAAGCTACATTTTGAGTCTGACTCTTATGATGCTTTAAAATATAATTTTAAGACTTCAGTTAAACCAACATCATTCTTTAAACGAAAAGATAAATACTTTTTTGCAAAATTAGCAAAAACATATGAGCGTGATTTACGAGAATTCTATGTTGCTAATTTTAAAAACGATGTTAAGTATGTCGGTGATATGCTTAATGAAGGTGGCGAAAGATATTACCGTGACCATAAAAAAGTTATGGAAAGTCTTTCGTATCAATTTGAAAATGATATAAATAAACTACATGATATGGATGTTGAGTTTGATTCTCTTTTAATAGCAGAAGAAAATAATCATCCATTAATCATTCGGTTATGGATGCAAGGTGATATACTATTAGAAACAGTAGTCATCTTGGATGCCATTACAGGTTTTGTAGAACGTGAAAATAAAAAGATAACTGATACAATTATTTGGCCAGATATCTATCGTAAGATTATGAAATACAAACCATTTGTAAAGTTCAATAAAGATAAGTCAATTGATTTATTGAAAAAGTCCTTTACAACACCACAATAATGTGGTATAATATAAACTATAATATTATGTATAAAGTGGATAATTCAGTAATATACAGGAGAAATATATGTCACTAGAAAACCTAAAGAGCTTACGAGGCTCATCAATCGATAAACTCGTAAAAGCAGCAGAAGCTGTATCCACAACAAAAACAGAAACAAAGTCTTATGACGATGATCGTTTTTGGAAACCAACCAGAGATAAAGCAGGAAATGGTTATGCCGTTATTCGATTCTTGCCACAAAGAGAAGGTGAAGATCTTCCTTGGGTAAGATATTGGGATCACGGTTTTAAAGGTCCTACTGGTCTATGGTATATAGAAAACTCTTTAACCTCTATTAATCAACCTGATCCAGTGTCTGAACACAATTCAGTACTTTGGAACTCTGGTAGAGATGAGGATAAAGCTACTGCAAGGGAACAGAAAAGAAGATTGCATTATGTAAGTAATGTATTAGTTATTTCTGATCCTGATAACCCACAAAATGAAGGAAAGGTATTCCTTTATCAATACGGTAAAAAGATCTTTGATAAGATCATGGATGTTATGCAACCACAATTTGCCGATGAAGAACCAGTAAATCCATTTGATTTCTGGGAAGGTGCTGACTTTAAATTAAAGATCAGAAAAGTTGAAGGTTGGGTTAACTATGACAAATCAGAGTTTAGTTCTCCATCATCTTTATTTGATGGTGATGAAGGAAGACTAAATGAAGTATATGGTCAACTATATGCTTTACAAGATTTCTTAGATCCTAAGAACTATAAAACTTATGATGAGTTAAAAGCTAAACTTAATAGAGTGTTAGGTGTTGATGCGGGTTTCTCAATGGAAGCTCCAGCTCCAGCACCAGTTGTTGAAGCACCAACATTCGCATCTGATGATACACCATTCGCTGAGAATGAAAGTCAAGAAGATGACACTTTAAGTTATTTTGCTAGATTAGCAAAAGAATCGTAGTCGCTTTTGCATTGTTTAGCGGCCAGGCTGAGTATGTATACGTACTGCAGTCGAAAATGGGGAGCCATAACGGCTCCCTTTTTTTATCTATTTGATTGTACGGATTGTTCGATAATGTCTGGATTAGATTGAGCAATGAAGATTTGATCACCACCTCTTACGTTAGTGCCTCCTTGGTTACTTACTGCAATCATGCCACCACCTTGAGAATCAGGTAATTTTAATATTGCATTTTCTGCAGATAGGGTATCTACCATCATACCACTTGAAGAATTTTCTGCGCTAACTGTTACACTACCTGATGTGAGTGCTAATGAATCTCTTAATCGAGTTATTGAAGCTGCTGCGGTATCTATATCACCTTGAAAGTTTTTAAGACCTACAAATTCAGTTGCTCCAAATCCAAATAGACCTCCAGTTGAACCACCTACAATTGCT